CTTTGGCAGCGAAGAATGGTGGGCCGAGTGCCGACAGAATGCAGACGAGGATGCGAAGGTATTCGAGGCTGCCGCCGACTGGCTGGCATCTGGCGGGGCAGGGTTTTGGAACAGCGTGGAGTATCAGGCATCATGGTAGATCATGTGGTTGATGAGCATGGGCATTGGAAGGCAAAGGAAATGGACTGGCAGACAGCGGTGCATGTGATTGAGTGGTGCGTCGATGAGATGTTGGACAAGATTGCTGAATGGCCCAACGACTATGGACCGGGCCGCGCGGAGGAAGTATCGGCGGCGTTCGACAGGATATTGAAAGGACAGAATGATGGGTAGAGTGAATGACTGGGTGATTGGCATGCAAGAAGATGCCGCGTGGATGAGCCGTGATTCGTGGGCCGCGAAGCATGGCGCAGAGAATCTGGACCTGTATGACAGAACACAGCGCGAGATGAACGGGTTCGAGCAGCCTGATGGTCAGCCTGACGAGGCCCAAGAGTGGCATGACTTTGATCCGGAGTGTTAGTGATGGAAAAACCTAAAATAGAAAAAAACATTCCGCTGGATGAGTCTAAATGGAGTTGGCTGGACGACCTTGAAATAGGGGATAGCTTTGTCATTCCAAGCAAGTTTCGGAACAATGTCAGGAATCAAATGTACAAAAGAAAAATGATTCCGGTGTTGCGGAGGATTGGAGACAAGGTAGACCGCCAAAATCAAAACTTTGATGATTGGCAACACCGAGTTTGGTTTGTTGGGAGATCATCAAGTGATGGATAACCATCCTGAGTTGAGTGACGAACAAAAAGAGGAGAGGCGCATCTTTCATCGGATGCGTCTCGCCGCCCTACACAACGGCAATCTGCTTGATCGCGAATTCGATAAGATATTCGGTTGGGATTGTTGGGGGCCATTGGATTTGAGTTTTACAGAAGAGCCGTATCGTGGGTGGCACGAAGACAAGAGCAGTTTGAACGGTCATACAGTGCGCCGCAATCTATCGATAGGCCAGAGCAGCAGCGATGTGTTGTCGAGGAAGCGCCGTCGTCTGACGAAGCGCAAGTTTTTGAGGAAGATATCATGGGCAAAGTAAGGGCAGACAAGTATCGCGAAGCGCAAGAGTTGTTGAGTCGCGCGACGAACAAGGCACAGGAGTTGTTTTTTCAGAGCGAAGAATCCGAGTTGCCTTTGTTGGACAGGGCGGTGAGCAAGCTGCAAGAAGCACAAAGCTTGATACTCAAAGCAAGGATGAGGATGAAGAACGATGGGTAAGGATACATTGACGGGTCGTTTGCAGTGGACTGTGGCCTCTCATCAAAAGCATCCTGAGACAGAGATGTGGCATGACCGTGTTGGGTGGGACAACCCGAAGTCCGCGAGTCGGTTCCGCGTGGGCGAGGACATTGGCAGAAAAGAAGTTGCATTGAACAAGGAGATTTCGCCTGCTGACTGCAAGACCATTCAAGAAGTGTTGAGTTTGATTCCAAATCTGCGGACGGTGTCGAACAGCACAAGGCTGAGTGCCGACATGAACAGGCTATTCGAGTACGCTCGGGAGGACACATGGAGCAAGCATGTATTCAACGTGAGTTTTGTTTTGAAGCGTTCCGATGTTCGGGGAGAGAAGTGGACGAAACACATGCGCCCGATGGGTGCAAAGGTGCTGCTCCGGTTTTTAGTGCATGTTGGTCCGGAATTCTACATCGATGGCGACATCGATCTGAGGGCGTTGCGTGAGTATGCATCAAGTGCGGACATTGTTGAAGAGCCATCGGCCAGCAACGACAACAAGGCAACGCCGGTGAAGATCACCGAGAGTCGCCAGCAGACGGTGACCACACGGCCATACGACACAAGCAAGTTTCGCAAACAGATGCTTGCAAAGAATCCGGTGTGCCCTGTGACCGGCATAGACAGGCCACAATTTTTACGCGTGTCGCACATCAAGGCTGACAGTGCCAGCGAGGCAGAAGGTAAACATTTCGAGAGAACGGACGAAGCAAACGTGTTGATGCTGTCATTGGCAGCAAACGAACTGTTCGATGGTATCTGTCCACAGGGGTTCGACGGCTGGAGGGGCCGTGCTGCGTGGATCACGTTTGCCGATGACGGCAAGTTGATGCGTAGTCTTCACATGACCGGCGGCGAGTTAGATCGATTCGGAATCTCTCACCATGTGTCTATTGCTCACCTGTTGAAGGGTCGAGCGGGTCAACGGCGGCGTGAATACTTGAAGTGGCACCGTAAGAATATGTTCTTGGACAACTGTAAGAAGGACAGTGATGGATGACTACGATTGATGTAGGGGACAGATGCATTGAGTGCGACGAGTCCACCGCCTTTGGCAGTGGCAGGTTCGTGAACAGGATTCCCGCCGGCAACGGCGAGAAGGATGGCTGGCTGTGCGCCGACTGCCTAGCCGAGACGTGTGAAACATGCGGCGAAGAGGTGATCGAATACACTGGGCGGCACGGGTTTATCCAGTGCGATGAGTGTGCCGATAACCATGACATAGAAAAGGGAGTATAGAATGACTGATTTTACTTTGAGCCAAGAAGACCGCAAAGATTTGTTGGAGTCTCACGGTCACTTGCGGACGATTTTGCAGACCATATGGGAGTGCAATGATCTGTGGATGTCAGACGTTGGTAAGTTAGAGAGCCTGATGTTCAAGATGCAGAATCATCTTAACTTTGAACGTAAGAAAGATGTGGAAGGCAGTGGCTATTACGACTCTTTCGTGCTGGCCGAAGACAACAACCCCGCGCCCAAGAAGGCAGGACGGCCCAAGAAGAATGATAGTTAGCTGGGTCTTGCTGTGGGTAACTGCATTAGGTGTCGAAGAGTTTCGCGTGAAAAACGTGGGGGTCTTTGACACCGTCGCAGAATGCCACGTCGCAGCAACGAAGATTTTCTGGGATGATATGCCTGTGAATGAAGAGGCGGTATGCATTCGCGTTGAAACATTTGGAGTCTACTGGGAATGAAAAAGAAAGACATATCAGAAGAGCAAGCCCGCGCTGCAACGATGGCAACGAACAAACTGATGCGCGCGTTTGAGAAGATGGATTTAGAACCGGAGTTCGCAGGGTATCTGTTGATATCTTCTGGCCTGTCTTTGGTGACCTTGAACAATCCTGAAGAACCATTGTCCGTGTTGCACACACTATCGAAGGCGATAGAAAGTTCTAATCGCAATGTCTATGACACGATAGTTGGGGACGACTCGGAGTTTGAGGAGTTTGAGGACTATGACGACGATGAAGGAGTGAGGCATTGAACAAGGAACCAAGGTGGCTGGATCAAGGTGATGGTTCGTGGGCCAAGATTCTAAAAGACAATCTGTGCCCGCGCTGTGAGGTTGCCTTAGATCAGGATCAAAGATGCAAGCTGTGTTCGTGGTCATGGAAGGGCATCCGTATAAATAGCAACGGTGTACATAAACCCCCTACCTGTACACCGTTGCAAGGCGCAGGATCAGACAATGAAGTTTAAGTACAAAACAGAACCCTATGCCCATCAGCATGAGGCTTTGGTTCGCAGTCATGACAGGCGCAACTATGCCTACTTTATGGAGATGGGTTGTGGCAAATCGAAGGTGCTTATTGACAACATGGTCTGGCTCTACGAGCAGGGCCGCATTGACACGGCGGTTATTGTTGCGCCGAAAGGTGTTTACCGCAACTGGGAGACGGCGGAGATTCCAGCACATTTCCCCGAAGGAGTTCAGCACGAGGTTTATGTATGGAATCCGAATCCCAACAAGGCGCAGGCCGAGCGACTCAAAGCCGGTGTTCAAGAGCGTGGTGTCCTCCGCATCCTATTGGCAAACGTGGAGGGGTTTGCAACTAAGAAGCTGCCAGCTTTTGTGGATAAGTTCACACGCGGCAGCACGTTCTTACTTGCAGTTGATGAGTCCACTACTATCAAAAACCCCAAGGCCAAACGCACTAAGACGTTGGTCCTCGTCGGCGCAAAGGCGGCATACAAAAGAATCCTGACGGGATCACCCGTGACCAAGTCGCCGTTGGACTTGTATGCACAATGCGGATTCATGAACAAGAAGCTGCTGGGGTTCGATTCGTTCTATGCTTTCCAAGGGCGGTACGCTGTCACTCGGACGCAGAACATGGGCAACCACTCGTTTCAGCAGGTGGTGGGCTACAGGAATCTGGAGGAGTTATCAAACAAGCTGTCCGACTTTTCATTTCGTGTGACCAAAGACGAAGCTTTGGATCTGCCTGAGAAGATTTACACAACGCGCAGGGTGATGCTGACCAAAGAACAGACAGAGCATTACCATACGCTGAAGAAGGCAGCGATAGCTGTGCTTGGTGATGGTGGGTTCGTGTCGGCCCCCGCTGCAATCACGCAGTTGATCAGGCTACAGCAGCTATTGTGTGGGCATCTGGTAACAGACGACGGTGATTTGGTCGAAGTGCCCAGCTACAGGATCGATGCGCTGATGGACTGCATCGAAGAGATGACCGGCAAGGTGATAATCTGGTCACGGTTCCGGTATGACATACGCAAGATCGAAGCGGCTCTGAAGAAGAAGTATGGTCCGGATAGCACGGTGACATACTTTGGGGACACCAGCAGCGATCAACGCGAAGAGGCAAAGAAGCAGTTCCAGGAGGGCGATGTTCGTTTCTTTGTTGGCAATCCGCAGACTGCCGGCATGGGACTGACGCTACACGCAGCAACAAACGTGATCTACTACGCCAACGACTTCAATCTCGAAAGCAGGGTTCAGTCCGAGGACCGAGCGCATAGGATCGGGCAGCATCATCCGGTGTTGTATGTTGATTTGATGGTGCCACAGACGATTGATGTTCACATCGTCAAGGTATTGCAGCAGAAGATTAAGCTGTCGGCAGCAGCGTTGGGCGAAGAGGTAAAGAAGTGGCTGGAGCTATCGCCTCGACTCAACGATAATTAGTATGTAATCCCACTTTATGCTTGACCATCAAAAATATTATGGGGTAAGTTCTGAATGAGTTTTAATATCGGGCGCGGAGTACTCCTTTCTGGGCGGGGGGCCATAGGTTTGCCCTCGTCCTAGCTTAATTGATAGCAGGACACAATGCCGTAGATCCCTAGCTTTTGAAGGCCCGTACGGTCTGCACAGACTTTGGGAGCGTGGGTAAAAACTAACTCTGCTTAAAGTAATTACGTTCAATCTACGGAACACCTACAACCACAGGAGCGGTTTATGAATACAAGTAAATTCAAGTCTGTTGCAATCTCTGTCGAGATTTACAAGCAGTTGCAGAAGATGGCGGCTGCGGGTGATCGTAGCATGAGCCGACAGATTGCACACATGGTCAAGACGTACGACAAAAACAAAGCTGCTTGACCGGATTGTTTTGCCAGTGTATTACACTGGCCGCAGTTCTTCTCCCCCTGATGTGCCGACAATGGGGGGAGAAGAGCCGCACCACCACCCGAAGGGGTTAAACTTTGTTAACGAAAGGAGAAAGTGATGAGCGATGTGTTCTCGCTATTCGAAGAAGAGGCAGTCAACGCCGACAAGTTTGACAATGTACAGAAGGAAGGCGCAAGCGACCTATCCAATCTGATACGTCGATCTATCGATATCGACAAACAGATCGAAGAGACAGAACAGTTTCTGAAAGATCTGAAGTTCAAGAAGCGCAAAACAGAACAAGAAGATATTCCAATGCTCATGGAAGAGATGGGCATGGATAGCATCACCGTGGATGGCAACAAGGTCACTCTGCGGCAGTTCGTTCATGCGCGCATTGCAGATGACAAACGCGAAGATGCGTTTTCGTTTCTGCGAACCATCGGTGAAGCGGACATCATCAAGAATGATGTGACTGTTTCGTTTTCAGCAGGACAGGACAACATGGCAGGGTCGGTGGTCAATGACCTCCGGCAGCAGTACGGTCTTGAGCCTTCGCAGAAGACGCACGTTCATCCGTCTACACTGAAGGCATGGGTAAAGAACAGAATCGAAGCTGGTAAAGATCTAGACTTCGACACGTTTGGGGTTTTCGTTGGCACAGAAGCCAAGATTAAAAGGAGCTAACAATGGCTGATACATCAGTTGCGAATAAAAAAGAAACTGCACCGTCCACTATCTTTGCCGACATGGCAGAGTTTGCCGGAGAGGGCATGGATTCAATTGGCACAGAGGACATGCAGATTCCGTTCTTGCGGATTCTTCAGCCGTTGTCACCAGAAGTTCAGAAGGGTGATGCCAAGTTCATCAAGGGCGCTTCTGCTGGTGATCTGTTCAACACGGTCACCGGACAGATATGGGACGGCGACGAAGGCGTTGTTGTGATTCCTTGTGGCTACACGGTCAAGTACCTGGAGTTCGGGCTGCGCGAATCAGGTGGCGGGTTCATGGGTGAGTTGCCTTTGAATCACCCTGACATCAACAACACCACACGCAATGGTGCGTCTGAAATCCTGCCGTCAGGTAACGAACTTGTTAGATCAGCGCAGCATCTTGTTTTGATCGTGGACACCAAGACCGGTCATACGCAGCAAGCCATATGCGATATGAAGAAGACGCAGTTGAAAGTGTCCCGCCGTTGGAATACGCAAATGCGTATGGTCCAGTACCAAGGTCCGAATGGTTTGTTCAACCCACCAATGTGGGGCACGGCATGGCGACTGACCGTCATCTCGGAGAGCAACGACAAAGGTACGTGGAACAACTTCTCTGTATCTCGTGTTGAGCCAACCGAAATACCTGATGCTGCGTTTCATGCGTCCAAGTCTTTCTTCAAGTCGTTCAAGGACGGAGAAGTGAAGACGCAAGCTGGTACGCAGGATGAGATCAATAAACAAGCCCCCTCTGCGGAAGAAGACGAAGAAATCTTATTCTAATCCCGCCGGGAGTTGACCGTAGTACAGGGGGCTGCGGAAAGATTAACGAATCCGGCGGGCTGGTTCCTTTCCAGTGGTTAAATTCGTTAATCACCCCCTGCCTTTTTAACGGGGGCAGGTATGAACCTAGCAGAACGGTTCATGGCTGTGTTTGATGGGTTCAGCGCAGCACATGGACAGACACAAATATCAGAAGAACGTCGAGCCGGTAAGCAGAAGGCGAAGTCGTTCATCGTACGTCAACCGCTTACTCTTGATCTTATCAAGGGGCATCTTGCGGGCACCAATGGCGTTGGATCCATACCCATCAAAGAAAACAACCGGTGTTCCTTTGGGGCACTGGACATCGATCAGTACCCACTCGACCTTGTAGCCATAGACAAGAGGCTTAGAGAAAATGATATACCGGCTGTTGTCTGTCGTTCGAAATCAGGTGGCGCGCACATATTCTTTTTCTTTACAGAAGAGATCAGCGCTGGCGAGTTCCGTGACAAGGCGGGTGAGATCAGTGCCTTTCTTGGCTATGGCGGTTGTGAAGTTTTCCCAAAGCAAGAGCAGCTTCTTGTCGAGCGTGGCGATGTTGGCAACTTCATCAACCTTCCGTACTTTGATTCGGAACAAACGCTCCGCTATGCGATTAAAGAAGATGGCGACGAAGCAGAGATAGAAGAATTCTTAGACCTTGTTGAGCAGCGACGGTGTACTCCAGACGCTTTCATTACACTGTCGCTGGGGCGCAGCCTAGATGAATTCATGGAGTACCCGCCCTGTATGCAGAGTCTTTTCTCTGACGGGGTGCCGGAAGGCACACGTAACATCGTGATGTTTGGTACATGCGTGGCGTGTAAGAAAGAGCAGCCCGAAAACTGGAAGGGCCGCATCGAACAAATCAACATGTCTCATGTGCAGCCACCACTGCCAGCATCTGAGATGGTGGTGATTCAGCAGCAGCATGAAAAGAAAGAGTACGGTTTTCCGTGCCAGCAGGAGCCGTTCAAGTCTCGCTGCAACAAGACTCTATGCAAGACAAAGAAGTTTGGAATCGGCAACGGCAGTGCGTCGGCGGAGGTCACGGGATTGTGTGTGGTCAAGTCCGAGCCACCTGTCTGGTTCTGTGATGTAGACGGCAAGCGCGTGGAGCTTACGACAGAGGAGTTGCAGACTCCGCAAAAGTTTCAGAAGGCATGCATGGAACAAATACACATGATGCCACCAATGATGAAGATTGCAGACTGGCAAGCAATCGTGACAATCATGATGTCCGACATGAGCGAGATCGAAGTACCAGAGGAACTGACATACAAGGGACAGTTCATGGACTTCCTTGAAGAGTTCTGTAACGGGCGGGTCCAAGCTGCAAGTGCCGAGGAGCTAGCACTAGGCAAGCCGTGGACCGAGGACGGCCTGACCTTCTTCCGTATTGAATCTCTTATCAAGTATTTGCGGAACAACAGATTCGAAAACTACAGTCGGGGTCAGATTCAGGAACGCCTGAAGGAGTTAAACTCTGATGGTAACTCCTCGGGTCAGAAGAGTTTTAAAGGCTCTGATGGTAAGTGGAAGAACATTCGTGTCTGGCATGTGCCGGCATTTGATTCCGAGGTAGAGATTCCAGACGTGGAGATACATGAAGAGGAGGTGCCGTTCTGATGGAGAAAACAATCTTTGGACCCCCAGGTACGGGCAAGACAACGACACTTCTGAATATTGTAGATGAAGCACTGCAAGGCGGTATGAACCCAACGCGAATCGGGTTTGTTTCTTTCAGTCGCAAGGCAGCAGGAGAGGCGCTAGATCGAGCCAAAGAGAAGTTCGGCTACGATGAAAAGCAGCTTGTGTGGTTTCGCACGTTACACTCTATGGCGTATCGATATCTAGGGATGAAGCCGCAAGATGTCATGCGCGGGGGAGACTATAACGAGCTAGGAAAATTGCTCGGTCTGGAGTTTCGGGCACACGCAGCGTTACGCATGGAAGATGGGCCGCTGTTTGTGGCCGGTGTCGGCGGTGATGCGTACATCAACATCATAAGCAAGGCTAGGGCCGCAGAGATCTCCGCTGAAAAAGAGTTCGATATGTCGGCTCACTGGAGTCTAAGCAAGCAGCAGCTACGAATTGTTGAGAACGCGCTGGCTAGATACAAGAGCGTCAATGATAAGATTGATTTCGTGGATATGATTGATCAGTTCATTGCAAACGGTGAGGGGCCGAATCTTGACCTGTTGATTGTAGATGAAGCGCAAGACCTGACTCCGCTTCAGTGGCGCATGATTCGAGAGGTCTTAGCACCAAGGTCCAAGGTTGTGTATTATGCAGGCGATGACGATCAGTGTATCTATTCGTGGATGGGTGTGGATGTGGGCGACTTCATGAATTCATCAGAGAACGTGCAGGTTTTGGACAAGTCCTATCGTTTGCCCGAGCCGATATATCATGTGGCACAGAGTATCATAAGACGTGTTTCGGTGCGGCAGGATAAGACGTGGAGACCAAATGATCACGATGGTTCTGTTCAGTTTCACTACAGCATCAACAACGTGGACTTGAGAACGGGCGAGTGGCTTGTGCTTGGTCGCACGAACCACATCATCAACAAGGTTGCCAGTGATTTGAAGGATCAGGGCTTTTTGTTTTGGCGTGAGGGTTCTAGCTGGTCGATATCTCCAAAGGTGTTGAACGCACTTGAGGTATGGCTACGCTTGTGCAGAGGAGAGAGTTTCTTTCCCACCGATATGAAAGTCTTTGGATCTTATCTGCGGAAAGAAGTCATGAACCGTCAGGGCAAGAGACGTTTCAACGCTTTGGATCCTGAGACAAAGTATTCTCTGGATGATCTGATAGAGAACTGTAACTTGTTCGCTACTAGGGATACACACTGGACAGCGGTGCTACGGGTGTCAGAGCAAGAAGCTTTGTACATAACGTCTATACGTCGTAGCGGTGAGAAGATTTTGGGTGATGCAAAGCCAAGGATACGATTGTCTACGATACACAAAGCCAAGGGCGGTGAGGCGGACAATGTCCTGCTGCTGACAGAGACAACCAAAGCCTGTGAGACGAATGATCCTGATGATGAAGCGCGGGTGTTTTATGTGGCGGCGACGAGAGCGCGGAAAAACTTACACATTATTGAGGCCGGCAAGATAAGGTATCGGATATGAAAAGCAGAAAAGACTTCCTCAAAAAGGCTGACGAACTAATCAACGGTCCAAGAGCCGATGACTATGGTCCGGCTTTGATAAATCATGAGCGCATAGCCACGATCTGGAGTGTGATTCTACGCAGGAAGCTGCTGCACAAGATCACTCCGGCAGAGGTGACAGCCATGATGATTGGATTGAAGCTGGCGCGTCTGGCAGAGGACATGAATCAGGACGACTCATGGGTAGACATAATAGGTTATGCCGCATTAGGGGGCGAGATATCTAACGATGACGAAGAAACATCAGTTTGACATACTAGATGCAGAAGAACTGAAGCGTGTCGCAGCCTCAAGTGTCGAAGGCTCGTGGTCACCGCCGTCAAGTTTTCCTGATTTGACTAACTGTAGTCGGATTTCCATCGACCTTGAGACGCGCGATCCAAACCTGACTAGGCTTGGACCTGGGTGGTGCAGAGATGATGGGTATGTCATAGGCTACGCTGTTGCAGCCGGAGACTTCGTTGGATACTACCCCGTGAGACATGAGGGTGGTGGCAACATCTCTGAAAAGAAGGTAGTGGGGTGGCTGAAGAAGCAGCTTGCTACGCCAAAGATCGACAAGATTATGCACAACGCGCTGTACGATCTGGGGTGGCTGCGTTGGGCTGGCATCGAAGTACAGGGCCGTGTGATTGATACAATGGTTGCGGCCCCTCTGTTGAATGAGAACCGGCGGTACTACAACCTAAACTCTTTGGCCCGTGATTATCTGGGTGAGTCTAAAAACGAGAAGCTGCTGCGCCAAGCTGCTGATGTGTTTGGCGTGGACGCAAAGTCTGGTATGTGGCAGTTGCCAAGCCAGTTTGTAGGGCCGTACGCTGAACAGGATGCGTCTGTAACTCTGCGCCTTTGGGATCGTTTGGAACAAGAACTGCGTGATGATGAATGCACAGGCATCTTTGATTTAGAGTCGTCACTGACACCATTGCTTTTAGAGATGAAAGACACTGGCGTTCGTGTGGATATAGATCGTGCGGAGCAGGTAAGAAAAGAACTGAAGTCCCGTGAGTCTGCCTTACTTAAAGAAATAAAGGTAGAGACTGGCATCCTTGTGGAGCCGTGGGTTGCCACATCTATAGCAAAGGCGTTCGATGCGCTCGGGATCGGATACGAGAGGACAGAGAAGTCTAATGCGCCGGCCTTTACAAAAGCTTTTCTTTCCAATCACGAGCATCCTGTCGCGCAAAAGATTGTACGCCTTCGTGAGTTTAACAAAGCCAACACTACATTTATTGAGACAATACTTGAACATTCGCATAATGGTCGTATCCATTGTGATTTTCACCCTCTTCGTTCAGATGAAGGGGGCACAGTTACCGGACGATTTTCTTCGTCCAATCCGAATCTCCAACAAATCCCGGCCCGCGATCCGGAAATAAAGAAGATGATCCGTGGCCTGTTCATACCCGAAGAGGGGTGCAGGTGGGGATCATTCGACTATGCCTCACAAGAACCACGATGGCTGGCCCACTATTGTGCATCGTTGAAGAACCCGCATCCCATGATCGAAGAGGTCTTACAAGAGTATCACGAAGGCGAAGCTGACTTCCACCAGAAGGTGGCAGACATAGCGGGGATCAGCCGCAAAGAAGCCAAGACCGTGAACCTGGGTATCATGTATGGCATGGGCAAAAAGAAACTGGCCGGTGTCATGGACATCGAGGTAGACGAGGCAACCGGGCTGCTTGGCAAGTACCACGAAAAGGTGCCGTTTGTAAAAGGCATGGCTGATCTGGTTATGCGCTATGCAGAAAAGAACGGTTTTATCCGCACGGCTTTGGGCCGCAAGTGCCGGTTCAATATGTGGGAGCCAAAGATGTACGGATACAACAAGGCTCTGCCGTTGGAAGAAGCAGCCAAAGAATATGGTGGACGCGGTGCCATCCGCCCAGCGTTTACATACAAGGCTCTAAACAAACTGATCCAAGGTTCAAGTGCCGACCAAACAAAGAAGGCGATGGTAGATTGCTACGCCGAAGGATTTACACCAATTCTCACAGTCCATGACGAGTTGTGTTTTAACGTGAACTCTCATGAACAAGCCACACGCATAAGTGAAATCATGTCAACCTGTGTGAAGGGGTTGAAGGTTCCGTTTGATGTTGATGTCGAGCTTGGAAACAACTGGGGCGAGGTGGGGTAGCATGGTTGAACTAGGGAGAAAAAGCCCTTAGATTCCCAAGTTTAACCAGTTGAAAAGTATAGACTTTTTCTGTTGATCAAAACTACAAGGAGCGAAACATGATCAAGACAATACTGAAGCTGTTCTTTCCATCATTCTACGAGCCACCGGAAAGGGCACGAGATAGAAACGGACGGCTGATGGGGGACGATGCGTCCACACCAACCATCAACGAAGCATGGGTTGGGGGCAAAGCACCGGCAAAGAAGAAAGCTGTGGCTAAAAAAGCTGCACCCAAGAAGCGCGGCAGGCCCAAGGGCAGCAAGACAAAAAAGAAATGACAGAGCTAAAGTGTTTCGGCTGCGGGGGTCAGGTGATCTGGGGTGGCGACCACGACACCGAGGACGACGAAGACCACTTCATCGTCTCAAATCTGCACTGCATGGACTGTGATATGTTCTATCTTATGTATCACCCAACGCCCGCATCCGATCAGCCAGACGAGTTGCCCGATTCGGAGTCTGACTAGCCCACTTCGAATGAATCATCTGACGGCTGGCCTCGCGGAAGTCTCTTGAATCCACCGCAGCCTTCATTTTTTTGAAGCCAGAAAGCCGAGGACGGCCCAGTTGAAAGCACATGTTTGCTATGATCAATTGGGCCTCTTCTGGCAAGTCATTGAAATCACTGTACAATATTTCGCAATCTCGTAGAGTTCGTTGAACATCCTCGTGGAATAGTTCATCGACAAGCTCCTGAGAGACCGTAGAGCCGACTTCGAAGCCGTGTAAGTCGTCATCCTCATGAATAAGGTGCCCGATACCGACGGTAGGGTAGCCTAAATGATCTAAATAAATTTCCAGCTTGCATCCTTCGTCGGCTGCTAGCTCTTCTTGCAGTTGATCTAGGTTCATGGATTCCTCGCTGCTATCAGTTGCGTTCCAGGGTTAAGACCGGCCAACGCTTGGCGGGTTTGTGGGCTGGTGGATGAAGAAAGACTAGATAGATCAAAGTCAACTTGTTGCACTGGTGGGGTCGGGCTTACTGATGGAGTGATAACTCCTGTGTTTTGTTCAGCACCGGCAGAAGAAAGACTAGATAGATCAAAGTCAACTTGTTGTGTGGGTTCTTGAAAAGGACTATCACTTTCAAGACTTGCCCCTGCAAGCTCAGAATAAATTTGTCCAAGACTTTGTGCGGGTAGCATAGATATGGTTCGAGGCTCTTCTTTGACTGCTGTTTCCATAAACACATCACGAAGAACTTTATCGCTAATAGCTACTGGACGGAATCGGCCCTGCAATAATAAACCAAGTTCTTGTGTTCCTAGATTAGAGTCCCTTTTCAAAGCAATGATTATTTCTCTTGGTTCTAAACCAGCAGCTTCGGCAGCTTTTACAAAACCATACATTTGACGTTGCGCTCTGAACGCATCTTGATTAGCTGCGAGATACGCATTAAGAACATCTTCTTCAGTAGAGTCGTTTGATTTAGCAATACGTGCAAAGTCACCCAGAGCCTGTGATCGTAGTTCAGTAAACTCATACCCTCTAAAGCTTAGTGACTTACTGGCATCTAGCTCTAGCTTACGAACTCCTGTAGCCGCACTAAACGCTTCTTCATGAATGTTATACTCTCGACCAGTGCGTGTTGGAGATCCCGTGACGGCAGAGGTAATTCGACCAGGCTCTATCTTTTGTGCTGTTGGACGAGCTAACATCTCTACAATACCCGGTGTGAATCCACCAAGTATGTGTCGGAAGCTCTTTTCTATCTTTGTCCCTGTGTCATTTACATCGGACCATATAGGAGATCCCGTGGCAGTCTCTCCACCTCTTCCAAAATACTCGCTGGGCAATGCGTCTTGCACTCTTTCAGCGATCAAAGACTCGCTAGCGAACGGCTCCATAAATGAACTAAACGCGCTCCACAAACTAGCGGTGATTTGTTCAGCTTCTCCTGCACCAAGCTCACCCTTTTGTGTGTAAACCTGCATCGCGCGACGAGCAGGTGCGTATGCAAAGTCATATGGCAACATGTAACTAAGGTCGGCGTGTTCCCACTTTCCTTCTTTAGGCTTTGCCAAAGACATCAACTGACTACCTTCCATGTAATACGGAAGGAGTGGTCGCATGTCGTCAACCTCTTTTTCAGACACATCTGTTGCAGCATAGCTTGCACGAGATATTGCAGCTGGTATAACGAAGGCACTTGTTGTGTAGCTGGCAAGGCGATTCATACCAATAGCACGAATCTGACGCTCAAGTTGTTTTGCGTTTTCTGGACCTATCTTTTTAATCAGATCATCACTTGCCTTAAAGCCAAGCTCTCGCACACCCCTTTGCACAATGTTTGTCGTGTTTCGAAGAACCTCTGCGGGAAAGGCCACAAAGTTACCAGCTATAGGAATACGACGAATTGCTCGTATAACCTCCGGAACGCGGCTGTAAATAGGCATTGTCTCTTTGACAATGTCAGATGCAAACACATTGATAAAACCATGACGTGCCATAAGATCCGAGGACCGAGGAGCAATTCCCGAAGCAACTAGATCTTGTGTGATCACGCCCAGATTGTCCGGATCCAATCCGGCTTTGCGAAACGCTGCGCTATACTTTGCTTTCTCACCCAAGAAACCAACTGTTTTCCAGAAGGTGTCTGTGTCGGAGTAGATTTGTTGTAGAGCCTTCACTCCTGGTACTTTGTTGACTAAAGCGTTTATCTTGCCGCCGGCAGACCCAGACTTGAGACCTTCTGTTTCTTGCAGCAAGAGTTTCATTTCATTAACGGCAAGGTTTTCATCGACCAGACCTAAGTCACCTACCATACGAAAGAACTGATCTTTTTCTGTATCCGATAACCCGTTTATTTTTTTGTAAACAGCATCAAAAGCAGAACCTATCTCAGCAGTGCGCGGAAGATTGCCGTTGGCTCCAACCATAAATGTTCCGCCAGCAAAGTTACGAACCTGTGCGATTGCGTTCAGGACAGTCTTGGACATCTGTGACAAACCCTTGGCTTGCAATGCAACAGCCAACATCTCAGTACCAATGTTCGAGGTTCGTGGTGGAACGGACAAAGCACTCTTTAGTTCTGTTAGAACATAGTCACCACTAATCGCCCCGTAGTCTCCTGCAAAAATACTGTTGCTTGCGGACTCTCCTGTGCGGACTTTTCCAAGTTGTGTGTAACCAAATTTTTTTAGTTGCTCTGCCATTGCCGGCGTGACGTTCTCACCCGAGACAATCATTGGACGTTGTCCCGCATTGATAAGATCACGAGCATCATCAAAGATGACTTTGTCAGTGGCGGATAGTCTTCTGTACATCCTGCTTGTTGTAACGAACTTTGAAAGATCAGATATGGTTCGAATGTATAGCTCTTGAGGATCTCTAATCTCGCGCATCAACTCTCGCAACGCGGGACTTTTATCAAGATATTGTGAGCGTTTCTTGAACAAACCTTCGGACAAAACATGCAGCGGTTTTTCTGCAACCACACGAGATCCTTTGGTTGCTGCCTTCTGGATCAACTCCGCAGCCTCTGGTGTGTCAAAGCCCTCGTCAGCCGCAGACCGAACAAAGTGTTTTCTAACCTCTACTTCTGCCATCTCATTTGCAATCACCCCAGGTCCAACTCCACGAGCTTCTGCTTGCTCGGCAAGTTCTTCTGGATTTGCAGACTGTATTCGGCGAGATATTTCGCTAACAGCTTTTTTGTATGCTGGCTTTTTCATAACATCTTTGATCGAAACGGTGTCATCATCAAACACACCTTCAAACGAGCGACGAAGGTAAGATGCTTTGTTGTGTTTGATTTCAGCAATAGCTGCTTCTGCCAGGTCTTTATCAGCGGCTCCGCTTCGCACGGATGCTTCAAGCTCGGTGATTGCCATGTCACTGAGTTCATCTATTTGAGTACGAGCTTTAGTCGCAGCGC